CTATTAATGTCGCACCCGCTATTTTGGCAACCGTCGACCAATAAATTACAGCAGTGTCAGATGCTTTTTGAGCAGTAATCGAATCGTTATAAGCTTTCATAATGTCGGTAGAAGCTTTGGCGAACGAAGCACCGGAAGCTGTTACTGCATCAGACCAAATCTTTTGCTGCGCAATAGCGTTAGTTAATTGGTCTGCATCAGAAATAGTGCCACCTGTGCCAGTAACCAAAGAGTCTTGCGCATTAGCGACGTTGTTCAGTAAATTCTTAACATTAGCGATATCGCGGTTATAGTCAACCGCAGACTTGCTATTGTCTTTACTCAATGTCAAAAAGCTTGTAGCAAGATTCTGCAGATTCGTATTTGCAGTCGCGTCACCTTTAGAGGCCGCACCAGCATTCTGCTGCAACAAATTCCACAAATCTGACATCTTTTGTGAAGCTGTAGCTGTCGAGAAGTCAAAACCAAGCTTGGAAATAAACTCTTTAAGCTTAGAAGAAGAATCGATAATCTTCTGTTGCGCAGCCATTACTGCGTTTGTCGCAGTGATGTAACCATCAGTGATTCCATTTTGCGCAGCGATCACTGTGTCCTTAGCAGACGACTGGTTGTCAATAGCTTTTTGGTATTCTTGGGATACTGCGTCACGTGCGCTCGCGAGATCTGCTGTCGCACTTATTACAGCATCTACAAAACCTTTATACTGACCAGCGGCAGTTTGCAGAGCATTGTTTGCAGCGGATGCAGCTTCGTCGTAAGCTTTTTGTGCAGATTCCATCGAACCGGCATAAGCTGCGAATTGTTGATTAAGCGCCATCAATGTGGTGTACATCTGAGCACCAGCTTGTGTAGACAAGTCGAGACCTTCCACAACAGCACGGAATTGATCTTTCGTTTGTACAGCACCTAAACCTAGAGCCTTCATCGTTGCAAGCAATTGAGTATTAGCCGGAGCAGCTTGCTCCGCAGCGGTCAGATATGTCGAATTGTAGGATACTGCATTTGTTTGCAGCGTGGTTATACTTCCAGCAAGTGTGACCAGACGTTCACGGGCAGCATCACTCGCTAATCCGACAGCTCCGAAAGCTTGTTGGCTAGTTTTACCAAGAGTTTGTGCGATAGCATTTGTCAAAGTAAAAACTGGAACCAAACGATCCATTGCGTCTGCAAATGCTTCTGTACCAGTTTTCAATGCTTCCAAACTATCTACAGATACAGTTTCTCCGAAGATTGCAGCATACTTGTCCAGATTCGCACGAACACCTAAAATGGTTTGTGCTTCTTTAACAAGAGCGTCACCTGTGCCTTGGAAATTATCAGTAAATTTAGTCAGACCACTGTCTACAGCAGCAAGGATGTCATGAATACGCGAAGTAAGTGCTTGCCCAAATTGAGTAGACGGATCGGAACCTTCTGGACCTGTGCTTAGAATGGTGTTCTTATTATTCAAAGCAGAAGTAACTTTAGCACGTTCGTCTGAAGTCAAATATTGTGCAAGTAAATCATCAGATTGTTTAACCGCCTGCAGGAAAGCATCTGTCTTTGGCTTATTAACAGCAGCAATCGAATCCATCCAAAATTGGTCAGTTACACCGAATGATCCGAAAGCAGTATTGATGCCTTCTCCACCGACGTAATTGCCGCCAGATTGTTGACGACCAGTCGAAGTAGAACCGCTTACAGGATTCGAGCTTCCGCCAAATGTCAGTTTGGTATTTTGCTCTGTACCGTCGTTGCTGAAAATACCGTATGCAGCAATAGCGGCAAGCGCAACCCATCCCCACACTGGTACAGCGGCCAGCGCAGCAGTTAAACCCGTTGCCGCGGTTGTAGCTGTACCTGCCGCACCCGCAGCAGTGGCACCAGCACCAACGGTACTCGCCAAACCTGCTCCGCCAAATTCGGCAGTTTGTGCAGCAAGCAGAGCTGCCTGCGAACCTGCACTAAATGAAGTTAAGCCCGGTACAGCAGCAGCATAGCCGGCAGCGGAGGCACCGACTGAATTAAGTGCAAAGCCTGCGAGACCAGAACCATATCCGTAAACTGTTCCAGCAGTACTACCAAGACTTGCTAAGCTTGATGCAGTACCGAGAGCAGAACTTGTAGATTGTGCAGCTCCAGGCGATGCAAAAGATGCAACTCCACCTGAAATTGGATCAAGGAAAGGACGGAGGATTGTTTTAGCAAAAGCAATCTCCATATCGCGAATAAGTTTCTTAACACCTGCACCACCGCCGTCAACGATAGCAGAAGCCAGATCGTTGCCAATCTTATTGTTAGTGCGTTTCCACAAATCGGAAGCGTCTTTAGCGATTTTGGCATCAGCTTCGAGAACTGCACCATTCTTAAAAGCTTCAGAATCCTTATTGCGCAAATCGATTTGTTCACGTAATGCTGCGGCTTTCTGCGCATAGATAGAAATCTCTTTTGGTGCCCACTCGCGAATCAATTCTTGATTTGCCAATACAGCATCGTAAGCGTTAGCTTCAATTATCAGTTGTGCTGTACCAGCATCCACTTGAGCTTGACGCGCAAGTTCAACTTCTTCTCTAGTTTTACCAATCTCCGCATTATGTTGTTTCTGCTTTTCGAGTGATTTAGTTAGTGCAGCGATTTCCGCAGTGGACTGTTTATCTACAGCAATTGCGAGTTTGTCTAAAGCTTGAGATTTTTGATCAGCTAGAGTGGCAGCATCTACTTGAGTAGCATCACGAATTTTTTGACTAGCAAGTTGATAAGCTGCTGTTACATCAACAAGCATTTTTTTAGCATATTCAGTATCCGCAGCAGTACGACCTTGATAAGCAGTTAAGAAGGCAACTTTCTTATCATAGTTATCTTTCAATACTACAAGTTCGATTTCACGACGAGTCGCTAATTCTTGGTGGCCCTCTTCGGTAGTAACCACACCAGATCGCACGGCTTCTTTGGTAATTTTATCGCGCATTGAAACTTCTTCTTTAAGCTGCGCATCATCTGCTTTAGAAGCATTAATGTTAGCCTCTAAGATTGCACGACGTCCATCGTTGGTAGCGGCCACTCGTTGTGAATGAGCTTTGATGATAGCATTTACGCGGTCAACCTCATATTGCTGATGCGCAGCGATATAGCCAGGTTCCTTGGCTTCAATTGCATCACGTTGTTCCGCATTTTTAGCAAGTGCATCTTCTAACTCAGTGGACGTCTTTTTCATCAACACTTTGTCTTCAATAGCACGCTGAGACAATGCATGGTTTGCGTCAAAACGAATTGCAGTTTCTTTTTCTTTTTGTGCAGCCTTATCCATTACGTCAAGTATCTCTGCTTGGACTTTCATTAATTCTTTATATTGAAAAAGTTGTGTGCGAGACATACGAGATTCGTCTGTCTGCAGCGAACCATCTTTGTTTTTAGGCAGCAAATTGATCAGAGTGGCTTCGCGGTTAGCACGTAAAGATTCCTTACCGATATCGGCTAAGGCTTGACCCGTGCGCTTAATTGCAAACGTAATGCCGTTCCAACCTTTTTCAATCCAACCCATATAATCTTGAGCAGCTGATGCTGCGCGTACACCCTCTTCTGTGTAAGCTTTGATAGCGAGCTGAGAAGCTTCTCTTGCTTTACCTTCTTTCTCAAGTTGAATAATATGTTCCAAGATGGTCGTATCTAGGAAATGATATTTTTCATCCAAAGTTTCTACAGCTTTGGTGACTTGCATCGTTCCGGTTGCAGATTTACCTGTACCACGAACCGATAGGGTTTCAAACTCTTTAATGCTGTCTTGCAAAGGAGTGCCGAAAGCATGTGCCAAGCCTACAACAGCTTCTGTAATGCCTTTGATTTGATCGCTCGTGAATTTACCGCTTTGTGTCAGTGTGGTTACTGCAGAATAAGCTTCTTTAAATTGGCCATGTACCTTGCCAACACTTTGAGCCAAAGCCTCCATGCTTTCACGAGTTTCGCCCGAATAACCATTAGTACGATTTAGAGCGTCGTTAAAAGCTTTAGTCTGTTCCACCCCACGATAGATTTCATACCCAAGCGCAAGCAATGCGCCAGCAGCAGCAAGACCCGCGATGCTAAAACCTGTGAGCGAAAGAGAAGATGCGTTAAGGTATTCTACCATTACCATTAATGAACCAGGAATGCGTGTTAAGCGTCCTTGCCAAGCTTCGTGAGCAATAACTAGAGCTTCAGTCCGCACCCGATTGTTTTCAAAAGCTGCACTGAGTCCGCCTGTAGTTTCTGTCACAGCTTTATGGTTTGTTGCTGTCTTAACTAAAGAAGCTGCATACTCTTCTTGATAACGAGTGAGACTAGCAATATCGTTAATCGCAGCAGATGAAAATGTGTTATCGATAGTGTTAGTGCTGATCGCACCGCTTGCTTGATAAGCTTTTAGACGTTCGAGTTCTGCAATCTTGCCCTGCACACTTGTACGCGCCCAATTGATTTCGGCAATAGCTTGTTTCTCTGCAATGGCAGCAGCTTGAACTTCTTGCTCAGTAAGGATACGCATAGCTTCTGCACGATTTTCGTTCATCGTACGAATCTTAAATGCGTTAAAGACAGTAATACGAGTTTTCTCGTTTTCGATAGCTTTAATACGCAGAGCTTCCATTGCTTCGATGTCTGCAACAGCAGCGGCTCGGTTTTCCGCCATTATACGAATGCGCTGCGCGTTAAGCGCAGTCATTGCAGATTCTTCTGCGGCAGCATTTTCAGCGAGAGTGCGTGTCTTAAACGCATTAAAAGCAGTCAGTGCAGACTGTTCCCACGCGATGCGGGCAGCTTCAATACTCGCGACATCAGTGATGACCGCGCCGTATTTAGCTGTAGCTTCTTTGAGGAGAGTGAGTTCAGCAATTAGCGGACCCGCAGCTTCGGTTACACCGAGTTCAGCTGCACGCAAAGAGAATACTTGTTCGCGCGTAAGGCCATAAAGTTTAACAAGTTCGTTAAGTTGTGCAATAAGAGCGGCGCCAGTACCCAAAGCTTGTTGACGAATCTTTTCAGCATCTTTCTCGAGATCCAATAATGCTTGCTCTGCACGCCATTCAGCTTGCAAAGTTTCAATCTTGTTCTTATATTGTTGGTTTGATTCAGCAACCCATTTAGAGTTCTTTTCGGTTACATTGCTGAGATCGTCAATACTTTTAACCACACTGACAGTCGCAGTGCCTAACTTGTTCAGACTATCCGTAGCAGATACTACTTGCGACGAATCGGCAGAAATGATTAGACCTGCTACGTCTGTTCCGCTACCGCCTGCTGGAGTATCTGCCATTTTATTCTTTCGAGTGCGAGTAAATCATAAACGCTCTATCGAGAGCCCGTATCGCTTGTCGTTCAAAGGGGCTCACTCGATACTGCATCCCCTTATCCCAATTTGTAATCTCGGTATGAGTGATCGGGCCGTGCCCCATACCGTTTTGTCGCGTAGCATCTAATTCGTTGAACCATTCCCATACATGCTCTAGCTCGAAAGGACAAACTGTTTCTTCGGGTACATCGTCGAATGTCTGATCCGAAATTACTTGGGAAGCGAAAGCACTTTTCTTGGCAATCTCGATATGTCGCTCTGTCGAGGCTCCGTCTTTTGCTTTGCTCCCCATGTAAAATTTAAACTTGGCAAACTCTACTAAGTCTTGGATCAGACCTTCATAAAATTTGCATCAACTTCCAGAGCAGCATTGACGCGTGCCTGCCACTGTGGGAACTTGCTGAGCATTTTTTCAACCTTGCTGCGGTCAAACGATGCTGGTTGACCTTCGCTGTTAAAACCAAACCAGTCAACAATGACAGCCATTGCGATTGCGCGTTCATTGGAAGCGATCGTCGAAGCTACAGTTGCTGCGCCTTCGTCGGTGCTTGTGTCGATTGCTTTTGCACGTTTTGCAGAACGTTTAATGTTTGCAGCGCGGATGGCAACAGTTGCAGCTTGATACTCTGCGCTGTTCTTGCCGACAATAACGAAACCTGAAATCGGTTCACCATCTGCGTCTTCAATTACAGCGACGTTGAAAGTATTTCGATCGATAACAGACGAATCAATATCGTCAATTTCGAAACCTGCAGCTTTAGCTGGATTTGACTGGATATCTTGTGCTTGTGTCATTTTGAATACCTATTTTAGTTAAACTTCTGAAAAAACCCCCTCGGGATTAACCGAGGGGAAAGGCACAGGGAAAGGAGTCACCCAAACCCGGTTTGGTTAGACGAACGCGCTATCTTGAATAGCGATCGTTGTCGCGAAAGTGCTTGTACCAGTACCGCCAGCAACATTTTCAAGGGCGGTGAACGGCATTGTCATAACTAGGCCTTTTTCGCCGTCGTCTTTATTTGCGCCGCCCATTTTAACACGTGGCATCGAGTAAGCTTGGAAGCCTGCTGTCGCTGTGTTGTCAGTTGTAAAGGCACAGATAATGCTGACTTCAGTTTCGTTGACGAAATAGTCGCGGAAAGTAGCATTGGCAAACAGCACAGTAATCTGGCCATCGACTGTCACGTCGCCTGGGAAAATATCAGGTTCGACGTTCGAACCAACAACGCCGCCGATCGTAGTGTAGTTGCCTTTGATCGAGAAGTTCAAACCTGTAATCAGAGCGACAGCGACACCAGCCACGTACAGTACGCCATTGGCAGCAGCCAGAACAGTACCAGACGATACCGCACTTGGGGTGACAAAATAACCTGTCGTACCCGCAGTCATGTTCAAACCTTTAACCATGAAATCGATACCGGCCATGCCAGTGGCGGGCAGCTTGACGTTCATTTGAGTCATGACACAATCGGTAAAGACTTCGGACTGAACAATGTCAGCGAAATTATGTTCGATTGTGTAGTAATCGCGAGTATGACCAGATTGTGGAACAAACGTATGTTTGCCTGTTTCCAGTGCAGTAACAGAGTCACCTGCGGTTTTGGCGCCAATAGGCAGACCATCCAGACGTGCAACAGTCATGACAGTCGTTGTCAGAGCAGTGATAATCATGTTAGTGGCGTTATTAGTAGCGCCGGTTGTAGCCCAACCGCTCCAGCGGAAGACCAGGCCGATCTTGAAGCCAAGTGTCAGCCAGTTAGCTGCAACAGTTGTAAATGTACCAGCAGCACCCGAAGTCGAAGCAGCAGTAACATCTGTCAATGCACCGGAAGTAACGGCAGCTAGAACAGCTTGACGACAGATAGATTCAGTGAACGACTGGTAAGTACCAACAGACAGTTCGCCGGAAATAGTGCCATCAACACCGACGACACCGTGACGGAAATCTGCACGTTGTTGCGAAGGACGAATTTCTTTTGAAGCATACGTGGCTTTCTTTTTATCGAGAGTCGACGAAGTGCGGCGGAGATTTTGGGCAGAACCTGTTGTAGCAATTGTGCCAAGGCCCGATTGCTTTTTGAAGGTTAGGAGCTTGCTAATGCCTGATGCGATCGTTGTCATGATAGACCTTTCGAATAACCCGCCTGTGCGGTAAGTAGCCGCTTACGCGGCAGGTTGAAACAAATCAATAAAAAATATCAGCCCAGTAAGGAATACGAACAACGATCACATAATTCTCGTCTATCGTCATACCTTGCAAGACATTCGCGTCCTTCGGGATATGCACTGTAATGCCATTGCTAGTAAAAGATGCTCCCCTTGGGAAAGTTGACCTGATCAACTCTACTCTAGTGGTTATCGCAGTCGTCCCTTTTTGACTTGGGTAACACAAAGACACTTGCATGAAACCAGTTTCCCTACGCTGTCCACCTCCAAAAGATGGATTTTGCGGGCTTGCTAAGACAAGACTTACCTTTTGGTAAGGAACCCCGGCAATGGGTTGGAAGCTTACATTGTCCCATGCGGTAAGGTTTGCGGCAACAACCCCGTCTGTACCGCTTGCCGCGCTTGTAATTGGTTGCCGCGTTACCTTATGCAATAGCGTAAAGCTGTTTGGCCCGGTCACTACAACGTAAAATGAATCATTTAAAACAGATACAGAATGCCCAGAAATTGTGATAATGATTCCGGAAACGAGCAGATGCGGCGTAGCTGTAATGAAAGAACCATTAGTGGAAGAAGTTATGACCACACTTGGGATTATCCCGGCCATTGCATTCAAAGCCGTTTCCAACGCAGCTCTGATGTAGACTAAGGACATTACGGTGATCCTTCCATGTTATACTTGCCTGTCGAACGAACTGTTTGCGTAGCTTCCCGAACAATATCAGGAAATTCCATCGTTACACGACCAACTATTCCTTGAGGCCCAACTTGCAACGAATGCATCCCAGTTTCTAGCAACTTTGCGTAAGGCAGATTATTGATAAAGTAAAACGTATGGCCAACAGTCCAACGGCCAAGGTGCGAAAGTCTCTCCAGCGAACCTTGACCGCTTCCGTCTATTGCAGCAATTTGTCCAGTTGGAATTATATCAATCCCGACTTGCCAATTATTAATAAAATGACCGGGAACATATCCCTTAGGCCAGTACGGCGGGTTCCAATCCGGTGGATTACCAATTGCAGAATAGTCCACTAAACGTCTGCCGACTTCCATTAAAGCTTCGCGATTAACAGCTTGAATAGTCGATTTAGCTTTCCCGATAAATGCGAAAATATCGGAAGAGGCTTTCGTATTGATTGAGTTACTCATGCTCTGCAAACCAATAAGTACAGCAAAGGAACAACGCCCGGCGAAACAACTTGTACGTCAATGATGCTAAAATTTATACCTGCTAGAAAAATATGATCTTGGAGCTTAGGGAGTGTCCCCGAGGCGTCCATATACATCCATTTATCTGTATTTTGAATCAATGTTCCGTTCTGAAGCGTTTGTCCAAATCGTTGAGCAACTCTATTGCCGGGCTGGTCAGTCGGCAATACGTTACGAATTTCGTCATTGGTTGCAGCGTCTACACTTGGGTCGATGCTTCCATTGCTAGGATCGTAATCTGCATTTACACCAACAGGACGAAGAGTAGCAGGCTGACCATACTTGTTCAGCAGTGTTAAGACTCGTCCTGCTAGTTTATTGTAATCCACTTAGCACCTCTGAAGCATTGCCATATTAGAGTTACCACCAGCAATAAGAAAAACACGCAAAATATCGTCAACCTGACGATATTGGATACGTTGAGAAGACCATTCAGAGTATTTCACTTTGATAGGGCCCACTGTTTCTTCTAAAACGCGAGGTGATATATCCTCAGCTAGTGCAAAGATACTAGCACGCAAAGCAAGCTCTGCGCAAGCATTTTTTATTTCAGGTGGCACGATAGTAAAAGAGATTTGCCACAAACCGTATGAACCAATTCCGTTACGACCGCCGCTTCCACCAAAGTCTTTAAGAACAACACCAACGCGCGGCCAGTCAAGTGCCTGTGTGATCAAAACACGCCGACCGAGCCATTTCATTCGGTATTCGCCGATCATGTAATCTGTAGCACGACGGAGAGCTTCTTCTTTGTTAGCAGTGCTCAATGTCGCCCACAGACTATTTCCGCGATTAGAATGGTATGTGTCCACTTCGGTAACAGATGCATAACTTTCAGCGTCTGCGAGGCCAGTGCCGTCTTCAACAATAAGTGTCATGGGAATGTCCTTGTTTTACCCTTATTCGGGTAGCTGACAGATTTTCCAAAAGCTGGATACAATTGGGTCTTACTTTTATTCGGGTAGCTGACAGATTTTCCAAAAGCTGGATACAATTGGGTCTTACTTTTATTCGGTAAAGGTAATGCTACAGCAATTCGTATAGAGCTGTCAATGATAGCTTGTGTATATCCATATTCATTGACTAAAGACTGAAATGCAACAATTGCATTCGAAATGTCTGATCCAAAACTTACTTCATTAATAAGTGCGGATAAATTGGCAAAACTTACAGATACGTCTGAACTTACAAGTGCTTCAGCAACGGTTGCGGGTTGAGGCCGAGTTGAGGTTTGCTGGCTATCAGAAGTAGCAGCTTCCGAAATAGCTAACAAGACTTGTTGAGCCGCAGAAACTAAATCTGCAGAAGACGCAGTCTCATTGACAGAAACTGATAACAAACTTGGCGCCGAACCATTTGCTGTATCTAGCGCAGCCATTGTTTCAGAAATAGCTATCGCGAAGGACGATATTGTCGAAGCAATATCTGTAGAGGTCATTCCTTCTGAGACTGAACTGATTATTAGTTTATTGCTATCGATCGACTCTGTGCCCGAAGAAGTTTCCGAAACACTCGAATTGAACGAAGTATTCGTTAATCCAATATCTATAGCGGAGGACGATTCAGTTACAACGCCATTGGTAGAGTATGCTACTACGCTTAAGTCAGCCAAGATCCCTAGTTCGGTTGTTATCGAAATTTGGACAGACGTTCCTGTAGATAAATCTACCGCCGTCGCGCTTTCAGAAACTATGCTAGAACTTGCGATATTGAAATTAGGGGTATCTGAGGCTGTAGCAGCTTCTGTAACCACACTAAGGGCTGCATTTGAAGCGCTCACAGTTTCCGCAAGTGTACTAGCTTCGGTGCTTAGCGAAAGGAAGGAAGCCGTGGCTGCAACTGTTTCGATAGCCGTGGCACTTTCCATATCGGAGGAAAGTATTGTATTTGAACCAAGGCTAGACTCTAGTGTGGTTACAGATTCGACAATAGCTGAAGTAGGTAGTGCGCCACTTGTCACAGAACTATCTATCAATGAAGCAACTTCATTTATTGTTGCGCCGTACGAACCAGAGGATACATCACTTGTGTCTGCTGCAAAATTCGCTTCATTGGAAGCAACAGAGTATCCCACAGGCTGGTTGAAATTAGTTAAAACGAAGTCATTATCCGTAGCTGTGACAGGTAAAAGCATAATCATATTTAACGGAGCAATGTCCAATGGCTCAGGGGAGAACAACATAAAGTCATTCTCCGCAGCAGGCGTCTGTAAAATAAGATTGTTGGTAGCCATTACAAGGCCGATTGAAGTGTGTTGACCGTTGCTCCAATTAGATTATTATTGGAATAATTTGCTTCACCATAGCACGGGCCTGTACCAACAGGCATCGGCATTGAATATAAACCATTGGTATCTGTGATACAAGAACCGATATACGCATTCGTAGCAGTAAGGAAAAATGAAAGATTAACAGCAGCAAGTGCATTACCATTCGAATCGCGGCACATGCCTTTTAAGAACCATGTGCGGTGAGCCCCACCAATAAAACTGAACAATGGTTCCCAGTTCGCAGCGCGTTCAGAATTGTCTTGTCCGAACATAAGCGGGGACAATGTCGGATCGCCTCCACAGAAAGAGGAATTCGGCCAAAGACTTAGAAAACGCGACTGATCCGCAAGTGCGGAAGGATGCCGTGCTCGATAGTTAAAGTCTTGATTGACACGAGTCAATTCAGAACGATCTTCATCATAGATAGCCATGCCGAAGCTGTACATGGTCGACGGTACAGAGTTCAGCATGGCGCTCATTGGATAACCTTTACTCCCGAATCGGGAACAAGAATTGATTGTGGTTGGCGTGAATGGAAACTGAGCACTGCATCTCGTGCTGCATCAATCATTTGCAGTGCAAACTCTTTATCCATTACTGCACCAGCAACAGACATCGCGCCGTTCCGTCGTAACTGCAGACGGACTTCGGCAACGATATCGTCGTCACGCTCTGCCGGATCGTTGGGCAGATTACTCATCAAGCACACACCAGATATGCGTGTTGGCGCTGGACGCTGCAATGTTCCACAGTACCAGGCCTTTGCTCGCGGCCATTGTCAGACCGCGCGGAAATGTCCAAATGACGCCTGCACCAATCGTTGCGGGCAAATAAATGCGACGCAAGAAAGTTGTCGGAACAGTTGGAGCCGTGCCCCATGCAACCGCAGTCGTAGTATTGCCTGCAGGATCCGCGATATTTTCCGGCAACACTGCAAGGCCGGAAGTTTGTACGACTGAACCGTCGTTACCCGGACGGCCGAGGCCGTAAGTCGATGCAGTTGCGGCGCCAAGGTTAATACCGATTTCCATCAGTTTTGGAGAATTCGACGCCGACGCTTTCATATCGAAAGCTGGTGCTGCTGCTGTAACGACTGTCGTATTTTGAGCTTGTGAATAGATAGCCATTATTGTACCTCTTGAGTTGGTATTGCCTCGAGGTCTTCTGCTGAAAACGCACGTTCATGCGCAACACCATCAGAATCGATATTTTGCACAATATAGCTAATATTGCCCGATGTTTCGTCAAAGACAAAACGAACAACTTTGCCAGTGATCGGCGCTGGAAGGATTTGGCGAACATCATCGCCATTTTTGAATTTGACTGACATGATGCCCCTTACATTGAGGCGGTGTAAGTGACTGTCAACGAGTCTGAACTCGCCACAGCCTTACTACCACCAGTGAAAGCACCGGCCGAGTACAGTGTACCGGAAGTGTTATCGATCGTCGAAACAGCACCAGAGCCGAATACCAAAAAGCATCCGCCTACAGTACCACCAGAAGTAATTGCAAATGTCATTGTTCCGCTAGACACTTTACTGCCAGCAGAAGCAGAGGAAAATGCAACAGTCTTGCGAGGAGATGTATAAGCGGGTGCATTCGTACCGCCTACTTCCAACCAACCTGCATGGGAAGCCATTGTATCGCCAACTGCTGCAGCAGATGCATTGGTATTAATCAGACC